CGGATCCATATTGCGCGCTTGCTGCTGGTAAAACCAAAGGAGTTGTAAGTTTGAAAGGTTCAAACGGCGTGAAACCAAAACCCGCCGTACTTGAAGGCAATTCAAGCGCGTAAAATTTCCCGTCCGCCGCTTGCGTGTATCTATTTACAATACTTCCGAGCAAGTAGCGTTTGTTTGTGTCCGAGTTTGTTAGTTGAGTGCCTATTGCAAAATCAAAATAAGCAATTTGATCCGCCGTAAGCCCTGCTAATGTGTCGGGATCTGAGGTTCCGCTTCTTAAAAAGGTAAGTGGTACTGTAGTTTGCCCAAAGATGATAGGTAAAAATGCTCCGCTTGCTTCGTCCGAACTATTTGGAAAGTTTGCCCGAATAATCTGATAATTCGGTGATTCATCTGAAAGCGCTTTTGTTTTGATTGAAATCGTGAGCTTTTTTTCTCTTGTGTTTATTTTGCAATCGGTCATTTCTCCGGCGAACTCAATCCGCCAATCTGCGATCGTGCCGGTGCCGGCTTGCGCCCCGTTTAAACTTTCTTCTGGAACCTCTAAGCTGTATAGAACTATAGATTGATGAATGATTGTATCACGCTCGAAAACATCATAAAAACGTTTGTCAAAAGAAGTTGTTCCGCGCGTTACGTCAAGAGTGATCGATCCGTATTTGTCCTCCGCTACCACTTCCCCCATTGATAAGCCAAGCCCGTTAATTTCCCGCAAAATTCCTATGGCTTGAGTACCGGCCGGCGCATCGCTCGCAATGTCTCGCAAGTAAAAAGTTCTTGAAGAAAAATATCGATCAGCTTTTGCGGCGCGCGTTGTTCGATCCTTTGAAGAGACTTTTGCAATAAATATTTTTAACCCGTTTAAAACTGCCATACTATCCAACTATATCTTCAATGAAGCTAAGGCCGATCTGGTTGTTGTTTTTCCAATCTTTTGTGCCCACTTCCCCGCGCGCATATCCAAAAACTACGGTGTCGCCGCTCAAGGGTTCGTGATCGCTTTCTGCTGGTTGATATAGAAATATCGGCCAATTAGTTAAGTATCGATTAATAAACTTATCAAAAAATATCCGGCTTGCGTCCGTTATTCCACGCCAAGAGAATTGCAAGCGGCGGCCGCGTCTACCCATGGAAGTAATAAACATGCTTCCCGAGTCGGAAGTAAAAGGCGATCCGTTCTCTCCATACCCCGGAGTATATGGATAATATGGGGATTTTCCACCAAAATCGAAAAGTTCCCCGATATAAAGCTTTCTTAGCCGGTGCGGGATCGCGTTCTCCGTTATGATTTCAATTCGGAAATATTTATAAGTACTTGAAAGGGTTCCTTCGTATAGATGATCCTCTAAATTTGGCCCCACTAAATCGCCGTCTTCCACGCTTGTATAAAGCAATTCTACATCGCTACTTACGAAAGCATCCGTTGATCCCCGCACGTAGATTTCAACTAAGCCGGATCCCGCTTTTGTAAGTAAGTTTAAACCACGAACGGCTATATAATTCACCGCTTGCGCGTCAACGGAAGAAGGTAAAGTAATATCAATTGTAGATTTATTGATCGTGGTGCTCGCTGAACTTTGCCAAAATACCGTAGATCCGCCCTGAAAAAGATTTTGAATGTCTGTTTGATCTGAAGCGGCTGCAACTGTAACAAAGGGCCGGCCTTCTCCGGTGAAAGCGTAGGTTGCGAAAGCTTCCCAAGCTGCTCGATTTGGCTCTGAAAGCTGCGATCCTTGACCAAATACTCCAAAACCAAACGCGCCGTTGAAAGTTCCGCCCGAGGCATTCACGCCAATTTTTAAAATGTCGCCGGCTGTTGGTACTGTATACGCGCCGCCCGTTGCTGACGAGGTTGCAAGCTGCACGCCGTTTTTAAAAATGGTTATGCCCGAAGCGGCCGTTGTTCCATCATATTTAAAAGTTAAAATCATCAATTCTCCGGCCGTGTATTCCCCTGCGGCCGTTGCTTGCTGGATATAATCGGTTGTACTTTTATCAACCCGCACAACAATACTACCATCGGCGGCTAGATAAAAAATAAAACGATTGCTTGCGCTTCCGGGCCTACAACTCATGATCGGGCTTAAGGTCATGCCGAAAGGGCGGATCGCTACCGTTGCCCACATCCCGCCAGTGGGATTTACGGAAAGCGTTGAAACATTAAGCCCGTCATTTGATGCGTCAAAGACTGCGATTTTTTTGCTATTGATGCCCGCAAATTTTGGGTAAGTCGTTGTGATCTCGCCTAAGTATTCCCGCCCGTAATTTCTTACTTCGCAATTGTAAACAAATAAATAAGTTCCGTTGCTTGTCGCCGTAACCGTGCCCGGGTAAATGTAATGCGTAAGCGTTGCTGTGTGCGCCGCTACCATCGTTACCCGGATCCGCGTCCACTCCGATCCAGATAAACCGCTAAGCCTAGCTATGTTTGAAACTACCGAAACCGATCCCGGCCCCGAAACTATCTCAACCGTTACGGCCTTTTCTGTACCTTGATAAAAACTTAAATCCACACTGGTAAGAGTACCCGCCTTGAAATAAGTTTCTGAGATCCATCTCCCGGCTTGAAAAGTTTGACTGATCGAAAGATTTGCCGCAATCGATCCGCGCGTTAATCTTGCGCCGGCACTTCCTCCAAATGGATCCGTTGTAGAATTGTTAGTGACTGTTATCGTGTTATTTGTCCACGTTGAAAAATCATTGCTTTGAAATGTAGCGTTTTCTTTGTTGTCGTCTCTCGATAGAAAAGGCCTATTTGCTGCGGTTACTTGCGCGATCGTATTCCCAAGAGATCCTTGATCTGTTGAAGATGAAATTGCTTGAAAGGCATCGACCGTTGCGTCTTGGTTAGGGTAGAAAATAGTTGAAGCCGCCGAATAATTAGCGAGATCCGAAAGTATCTGATCGCGCGCTACCGTAACAGAAAGCGCCGATGAAAGGCGAGGAATTAAACCATGACCAATTTTTAAAAAAGCGCCCATTATCTTCTTATCCCCGGTGATCTGTTCTTTGTGTCAAAAATCTTTTCTACTTCGCGCCGGATTGTTTCAGCAACGCCCGGTTGTGCGTATGGTGCATTTATTTCAATATGGTAATTATTGCCCCCGCCTCCACTCGCTACTACGCCGAGATCTCCGTTTGCCATTCGCTCCAAAGGCATTATCGCTTCTGGCCCTTGCTCCGCCATCGATCCAATATTGAAAGTAGTATAATCATTTACAATTCCACCCTTTGCAAAAGGAACGATTGATCCGGCCGAAAAGACATTCCCTTTTCGGCTCTGTTTAGGTGTTCCACTTGGTGAACTTTTTACGCTGTTCACGCTATTGGGTACAAATCCTGAATCGATTGCCTCTTTCGTGTTTGAGTCAAGATTTGTTTTTATGTTGAAACTAATATCAACATCCTTACCATCAAGTTTGCTTATTTCCTCAACCATGCCCCGTGCATCGTCGGTAGCTTTCGCAAAAGGAAATTCTTGATCTTCAAGTCTTCCAAGCGCACGGATCAATTGATCGTCCGTTGCACTTGTTAATTTGTCGATTGAATCAATTCCGTTTTCGGCGAGTGCTGCAAATACTTGTTCAATTTCTTTTTGCGTGAACTTACCAGACTGTAAAAGGTTCGCCATTAACTGCGGGAAGGTTTTAATGTTTAATTCCTTAGCCTCAAATGCGATATCTTTCAAAGCATCGGTTGCGTATCGTCCGCCCTTCGTTCCTGCATCCTTGAGATTTTGGAACGCTGTGATCGTAGCCCCCATTGCATCCGGGATCCCGTCTTGCGCAACTTGTGCGATCGCATTCAAGGCCCGCGCCGCTTCTGAAAATGAAATCTTTCCTTGAAGTGTCGTGTCAATGATTGCTTTTTTCATGTCTTCAAAGCTAAGGCCCATGCCTTGAATCATCACTTGAAGATTGTTTAAAGATCCTCCTACGTTTTCAGCAAGGGCCATTGCTATCCCTTGCGCGTATTCTTGACTTACTCCGGCAAGCTCTGCGAATGCGGATCCCATTCCAGAGAATGCGCTTTGTGCGCTTGATTGCATTCCGTTAAAAAATTGTGCGGCCGATCCTCCGGCTTGACCAAACATTGATCCACCAAAATCAATATCTTTGATCTGTTTTAATTGCCCATCAATTACAATATTAATTCGGCTTGCGCTTAACGCATCGGCGAAAAATTTGTCTACTTGCTTTCGTGCTGTAGTTCCGGCGCTTTCTCCAAAAAGTTTATCACCAAACATTTCGTTCACTGCGAGACTCAAACCGCCCGTGACCGGCGCAAGAAGCATTGCAACGGTGTCGGCCGCCTTGTTATTTCCGGCGGCGTTTTTGCCAATCCCTGAAAGCCCATCTATTACTTTTTCGAAAATTGCCCCGCCGGCCGCGCCGCCCAATGCTGCACCAAATGGCCCGCCAAACGCGCCGCCGGCGGCCGTTCCGACCATCGATCCGATCGATCCTCCAAGCGTTCCTAGTTGATCCCGAATCGATCCGCCCTTAAGAAGCGTTGAAAAAATATCAGAAAGCCCGCTGTATAAAGTATCCTTAAGATCTGTTTCAAGATCTTTCATGTAGTCTTTTATTCCGTCATCTTTTGGCTTCTTCCCAAGCGAATCTTTAAATTTATCTACTTGTTCCGTGGCTTCTTCCGCGCGCGTTGCTACTTCCTTGATCCGCTCCGCTGGAACGTTGACCCCGCTCGCCATGTCGTGAGTAAGTTGATCGTACTCGCTCATAGCTCCGTTGTATTCTGAAAGTGCAAGCGAAGCTTTATCGTAAAGATCCTTTAGTAGTTTGCCCGCTTCGGTCGCTGTGATCGTGCCGTCTTTTTGCTTCTTTAAAATTTCTTCGTATTGCTTTGATTTTGTAACAAGATTTTGTAAATCGTCGGCAAAATCCTTTACTGCTTTTTCATGTGCGCGCTGTGCTTTTTCGGCTTCTTTTTCGGCATCTGTTTTTTTCTTAGTTGCTTTTGTGCCTTTGTCGGTTGATGCCGTATGCTCATCAGTCGCTTTTTTATTGTCTTTCTTCGCCTTTGTTTCCCGATCGTGAGCTTCTTTTAATGCCCGTAGCTCGTCTCCGGCTTTGTCAACAATTACATTGTTTTCTTTTTGAGAATCGGAAAGATCATCTGTAGCTTTTCGCGTAACGTCGATCGGTTTTTTTAATTCTGCAATAGAAGAATGCAATCGATCGATCGCTTGTGCCCCGCTTTCGGAGAAGATAGAAACAACTTCGGCCGCCGATTCTAGCCCCGCCAAAACTGCATCAAGTACCGTTGTAAAAAGGCTTTTGATCAGATCTAGACCAAACGTCCACGCAATCACGAGACTATCTACTAATAAATTAAATGCTTCGCCAAGAATTTGAAGCGCCGCTTTGTAATAAATCACCCAATCTTCGGTTAAGGTTTTCCAAACTATAACAAGCCCGGCCCATAAATCCTTTAGTCCTTGAACTTCTTCCGCCCACGAAGATCCCATAAGATGAAGAATCACATCAAGATATGCGGTCACTACTCCCCATGCCCGGCTAAATATTTCTGGGATCATTTCAACGTAAGATCCCACCACTTCAATAAATTGATTTATGAATTCGCCGGCATCTTGTGCCCACGCGCCCACAACTTCGGCCGCGATTTGAAACGCTTCCGATATCTCATCCTTAAAGTATACTATCGCCGCTACGGCTGCCCCTATGGCTACGGCAATCAATCCGATCCCTGTTGCCGAGGTAAACACGGCGATCGCCGCATTCGAAGCGGCAAGGGCCTTTAAAAACGCCCCGATCACCATTGTGATCTTTCCGAAAACTAGAACGATCGGGCCTATAATCCCCACAATCACGCCAAACGCCACGGCCGCATTCTGGACATCCGGGCTTAAAGTTCGAAACCACTGCAAAAGCTTTGTGCCCTCTTCGGCTAGTTTCTGAATTACGTTCATGAAAGCGCGCGCCGCCGGAGTTAAGATCATGCCGAGAGTGATCCCGAGCGTTTCCACTGAACCGGTCATTTGTTCAAAGCTGCCCTTTAAATTGTCTCGTAACGTGGCCGCCATTTCTCCGGCCGCCCCTTTGTGGTCGTTTACTTCGGCCGTAATTGCTTGAAGCGCCTCCGTTCCCTTATTTTGTAAAGCATTCCATGCACTAACCGCATTTACCCCAACAAGCTGCGTTAAATCCTTCAGGCTGACGTTCTTTTTTACTAGCTGGTCTACTATGTCAACCATTCCTTTCGTCTTGCCTTGCGCGTCCACAAGGCTAAGGCCGTACTTCTCAATGACCGCCGTAACTTTCGGGGTGTCGGTTTGCATCCTTAATAACCCCATTCTCAATGAGGTACCGGCCTGTTCTCCTTTTATTCCTGCGTTTGAAAGTAACGCGATCGAAGCTGAGACATCGGCAAGGCTAATGCCCATTGTATGAGCAACCGGGCCAACGTATTTTAATGATTCTGCGAGTTCTTGAATATTAAGCGCTCCACTTGCGGCCGCCTTTGCCATAGTGTCCGCAACGTCTCCCGATTGACTGGCGGCTAATCCAAATTGCCCGAGAGTTGACACGGTTATTTCTGCGGCTTGCGCTACGCTAATTTGTGCCGCTGCGGCAAGATCTAAAGTACCGGGCATTGCATCGTAAATTTGCCCTGCGTTAAAACCGGCGGCGGCAAATTCTCCCATGCCATCGGCTGCTTGCTTCGCTGAAAATTGCGTACTTGCGCCAAGATCAATCGCTTGATTTTCTAATTTTGCTAAATCCGCGCCGGTAATTTTCCCAAGCGCCGAAACTTTAGACATTGCCTGTTGAAAGTTGCCGGCCATTACTAAAGCGGCCGTTGCTACTCCCGCCATAGGTAATGAAATGCTTGTGCTTAAAGACTTACCCGCCGAGGTCAACGCCTTCCCGGTTCGCGTAATATCGCGCCCTACTTGCCCCATTGTCTTTGTAAAGCCCGATATATCGCCGATGAGCTTTACAACTAATTCCGCAATTGCCATTAGTGCATTTTCCCTTTTTCAGGAAAGATTTTCTTGAACGCGTCAAGAATTGCTTGCCCTTTAATTTCTGATTCTATCTCATCGCTTAAAATAGGCCTATCACCAATTATAGATCGCGCGGTTAAATTACCATTTTTCTTGTTGGAGTTAATAAAATTAGCATGAAACGCGGCAAGCCCAATTTGTACGTTATAATTTCTTAACGCCAAATGATCACAAAGCTTATAATATTGCCCAAAAGTTAGTTCTTCCCACTCTTCCCCGGGGATCCCTAAATCAAATCGGCACGTAGCCCAAATGCTAAGAAAGTCTAACTGCTTTTCTTTTTGTTGCTTTTTGTGGCCCGTGCCTTTGCTTTTTTTTCGGCTTCAACCTGCCTTTTTTTATATTGCTGAGGACTCATTGCGCGTTGCAATGACATCTCTATACATTGCCGAGCTTGACTTAAGCCCACAAGAGAAGTGATATCTTCGGCTTTTTCAATTGTAAAAGGTTCTGGATCTTTCTTTGCGTCCGTGTAAAACCCTGCAAACATCATCAAAGAAATGTTTTCAAGATCTGTTGAACTCCAATCAAAATCTTCAAAGATATCATAATCAGGATCGTTATGTTTTCTCTTTAGGTGCTCGGACATGGCCCGAAACCCGCCAAGATTTAAACAAAACCTTCGCCTACGATCTTCACAAGTGATTTCAATTTGTGGATATGCTTGTTCCGCGTTTAACATAAACCTCTTTTAAAAAGCTAAATCCCGCGCGGGGATTATAACCCGCCGGTCGTCCAAGTTGGTTCCCCTGTTGGTTGAAACTGATATGATGCATCCGCTTTACCGTCACGAGGATGGCCCATATCCGTATCAGAAACGATAGCATCAAATACAAGGCCGGTCGCTAACTCGTCGGTGAATACAATCTTGTAAGTGTTTTTGTCTCCCGAAGCAATGCGGGTTTGATAAAGCAGAATCTGCTGTGTGTCGTCTGCTACGAAGTTCAAAGCAAGCGTGAAAGCTTTTTGTTCTTTTACCCCTAGCCCGATATGCTCCGCCCATCCGTTAGGCGATGACATATGAGTAACTTCATCGGTGCGATGAGAAGCGCCGATGCCGGGTACATCTGTAATCTCTCCAAGCTCTGACCAAGTTACTGCACCATTTGTTCCGCCGGAAAGTGCTGCTGCTGCTGCGGCAATTGCAAGGCCCGATCCATTGCCTACGCCGTTAGTTGCAAGCACAAGCAAAGAAGCTGAAGCATGCTGATTTACAGCGTCAACAACATCTGAAGCCGTTGAAGTTACAACGCCCGATCCGTCCGTAGCTAAGCTTACATTGATGACGCTTCCCGCAACGTTGACAGCTAACGATTGACTATTCCCGCCGTTTAAGTGCGCAACTTGAAGGGTATTACCTCCGGTTCCGCCCGTCTTTGCTGTGTATAAAACTTGCTGATCTGTTAGGCCTATTGTTTTGCTTGCCTTAACTCCGTTAGTGCTTCCGCCGTCACTAAAGTAAACTTTTGTACCAAATCCGGGGTTTGCTCTGCTTATTGCCATTGTCGTTATTCCTCAAAAAAAATTGTCGCGCCGTTTATGGATCTACTCTGCGATAGAATACCGAAAAGCGCGAGATCTTATTATACTCCCCTTCTTCCGCTTCGAAGTCGTCCATCACATGTAAATGATGTATTCCGTGGATCCTAACACCGATATTTGTTCCTTGGTAGCCCTGAAGTGCATGCCTTAAAACTTCTGAGATATCCGCCGCTTCATTTGATTTTTTAGACCAAACCTTAAATTCTACGATCGCACGATAAAGCGAGGCTGCGCCGCCTATGTCGTCATATGGAACGTCTGAAATCTCCTCATAAGTAACCGCCGGGATCGTAGGATTTTGCGGCAACCTTTGCGGGTAAACCTTCACCGTGTTTGAATTAAAGGCAATGAAAGCGGCATAATTAACGATCCTATGCCGCAATGCGGCCCCAATGCTTTCAAAAGCTAATTCTGTCATAGTCTACTTCCAATGCCGCTCTAATTCGCTTCTAACTCGGCGCGCAAAATCTGAAAGCACGCGCGGGCGCATCATTTCAAAAGCCGTACTTGCCCACCTTATCGCCTCAACGCGCCGCCCGGTATCCTTTTTTTTCGGAGTAACTACCCTATGCCCCTGCTCTACTATGTTCCAATAAAAAGCCCCATCTGCACGCTTTTTGCCAATGTTTACCGCAATGGCGGAAAGCCAAAAAGTCGGTTCATATTTTCTTTTTCTTTGTTTTTTAAGATTTCTTGAAAGGTTTCCTTTGCCGTTTGCCGGCATAGAAACGGCTAGCCCTTTCATGGCTTGAAGCATTTGCTCCGTGCCGTCATTTATCACACGAGAAACGGCTGATTGTCCGATTTTAGGCCCTAAAGTATTGGCCATTTCAACAACGGCATCCCATTCTTTTTGATTTATTTCTAGTGAGAATTCACCCTGTACTATGTTTGCACCAAGCGGCCTAGCCATATAATCACACTATCACAAGGGTACTAGCTCCGCGAAGTTCTGCAAAGATCTCCATGAATCGCCGGTTCAAGTTTCCCATCGGCGCAAGCGATTGAATGTCAAAAAATTCTCCATTGAATTTTACTTTATGCTTCACGCTTATTTTTTCTTTGTAATAAGTTCTAAATGTATAAGTAATTGTGGCAAGTTCAACGCGCCCCGCTTGCGCGCGTTCCGTTCCGCGAAGCGGCCGGGCGTCTGACAATAACGAAAAATCATATTGATAGCCGCGAATTTCTTGCCCTGAAGAATCGCTTGTTACAACTTCTTTGTATAGATCAATTTTTCTATTAAGCGATCCGGCCCTTATTCCGCCTTGTGCCATTTCTTTTTACCTTCTTTTCTGGCTTGCATGTTCGTAATAATTAAGCATGTATTTTTTCATGGCGCGCGCGGCGCTTGCATTGACTACTACTAAACCAACGCCCGGCATGGTTACTGATTCTTCGCGGTGTAAATATGAGTCACCGATTAACATGCAAAGAATTCTTTTGATGTCATAAGGCACGGTTGTTTCGTCCGCGCCGTACCCCGCAACGTATTGAAGCCGAACACAAGAAAAACCCTCTGATAAACTAGAAGGCCACGTTTTCCCTTCTTTCAATTGAAGAATCGGATAATCTTCTAGTACATCATAGCTATAAATTGAGGAGTCCACGGTTTGCCAAGCGCCGGCGGTGTCTCGATATTGAAGCGAGGTAAAAGAAACTAGTGGTGCCCGTTCAAGGCGAAAATAATCTTCACACGGGAAATCGTCAAACGTTTGTCGAACGGTTGTATTGATGATGCAACGCTTCGTTACCGCCGTGAATTCATCAACGGCCGATCCGAGATACATCTGCAAGATCTCATCAAAATCAATTTCATCTTGTAAAATGCTAAGATGAGACTTTAGAAGTTCAATAGTGATCGGCGGCTTCGTAACATCCGGCGGCGTAATAATCGAGATAGACATTTAAAGCCCTTAAAATAGAAAACGCGGGCCGGGCATCTTTTGCCACGAAGCCCGCGTTGCTTTTTGCTAATTCGAAAGCTTATGAAGCGATCGAGTCTCGCTCAAGTAGCACAATATCGGCTGAACCAACTTTTCCATTAGTACCGGATCCAATCTTTGCGCCAACAAATTTGAAACCGTTGCTGATATCGAGAGATCCAACATCGGCTTCTACGTTTACGCTTCCAAGCTCACCTTCGGCCGGCGCGGTTTGTGTAACCACACTGGAAAGGGCCTTTGCGGCCGTTCCGTCTGCGGCCGTAGCTTGCATAAGCTGAACCGTGAGAGTTTGCCCGTCCGTTAGGTTCGCCGCCGTAGCGCGCGCCATAACGCGCCTAGCGCGGCTTGCATCAACAAAGATGCCCCCTTGTACGTCCGCCGTGCCAACATCCTGCGGCGGTATTACCGTTGTATAGCTTGTTCTTTCTAAAATGCTCATATTCATCACCCTTAAATTATTTTTAAATCTTCTAGTTTAAACCAAAATAGGGCGGCTTTCACCGCCCTTGTCTTATGCTCCTAGTACCACAACTGAAGAAGTTTGATATCCGCTCTCATCCTTCCAAGGTGCTTTTTGAAGCATGCGGCCGTCAACGTTCCAAGTAATTTTTATAGATCGCTTGTTACGTTCCCACTGACCGGAAGCATACCCAACTTCAACGATCGGGCCTGATCCGTCTTTGATGACATAGCTTCCAATGTCGACAAGCATTACATCGCCTTTGCTTCCCAATGCTGCCATTCTCTCATGTCGCACAAGAGGAACGCCCCAAAAAGAAGCTTGGCCGGTTGCTTTATCGATATCCAAAACGTTAGTTGCTCCGCCGCCGTCTCCGGTCACTCGAAGCAATTTTGCGAAAGCTCCATATGATGCAACAAATCGCGCAGTTGAAATATTTCCGCGAAAGTGTGCAAACATTTCGGCTAAATCGTCATATGAAATAGCTCCACCACCTGCGCGCGTTTCCACATATGCGGCCGGTGAATTTACCATACCTTCAGGGGATCCAACTCCGGTTAAAAATTGCGCATCTTCGTATGCTGCAACCGCGCCCCGCAGTAATCGGGTAGCCCAATTTGATGCGGCTTGCCAATTTCTCAGAAGCTTATCCGTCAAAGTAATATACCCGGCGATCTCAGTAGGTTTTAAGGTAACATACTTTAATTCGAAACCGGTTTCAGGTTTCAATCCACCTTCATCAACTTTTGCAACGGTAACGCCGCCGTAAAATTTGGTATTTCCATCTTCATCTAAATCTTGATCTAGTGAAGGGATTTGAATTTCAGCATCGGGCGGGTTTCCGGCCGGGATGACTTGCGCCAATGGTCGAACAAGCGCCGAAGCTGGATCCGTTGATTGAATTTCATTACGAAACTGAGGGGGGATTGCATAGCCGCCGCTCGATCCGCCGTCCATGCGTTGCTCTGCGCTGTATTCACGATAGCAATCTGCTAAACGTGGATCGCGTGCTCCCGCAAGAATCGCGCCCATAAATTCTTCGGTTGAAGAAAATTCTTTTTTGGCTTCTGGCCCGCCGGCGCGCTGGTGCGAAGGTGCTGTAACTTTGTTTGCTGCGGAAAGCGTTGTTTCCTCTTCTTCCTCATCAAGATTTACATCTTGAAGTAAAGCAATTTGAGATTTTAAATTTTCAAATTGCGCTTTGTCGGCTGCGAAAGCTTCTTTTTGCTCTGCGGTCATTTCGTTTTCGCCGATCGATGCAAGAAACTCTTTCATTTTCTTTGCTAGTAATTCCTTTTTTTTCAAAAGGGCTTTAAGTGTCATGTGATTAATCCTCCAAATCTATTAGTTCTAATTCTCGCTCAACGCTCCGCCGTCTTGAAGCGATCGTAATAGTATCGGCGATTGCCGTCAATTCCATATTTACAACTTGATCAAAAGAATAGATCCCATCGATCATGCCGGCGGCAAGGGCTTCGCTTGCTAGAAGCGTGCCGCCCTGCCCATATGTTGACTCAACCACCTCAACCGAAACGCCTCTATTTCGCGCAACGTCACCCACAAAAAGGTTGTAAAATTTATCAACTTGTCCTTGTAAGTCCGTTTGTGCACGCTTTGAAAGCGGCTCATATTCGTTGCCATCAACTTTCTTTTCGCCGGCTTTTATAAAGGTTATTTTGATCCCTTCAGCTTCCATTGCCTTTGAATAATCGGCATGCATAGTGTACGCGCCAACACTTCCAACCATACCCGAAAGCGTTGTGTAAAGAATTGAGGCCGAAGAAGCGAGCCAATAGGCCGCCGAGAAAGCATAAGGATCGGCATAAGCTACGATCTTTTTTGAACCCCGGGCCGAAAAAATCTTTTGTGCAAGCTCTGAAACGCCGAACGTGCTACCGCCGGGCGATTGAACGCGCAAAACTATGGTTTTAACCCTAGAATCTGCCATTAATGCATCAAAACGGCGTGAAATTGCTTGATAAGAGGTATACCCAAAGGCTTCTAACCACTCGGGCGCGGAGTACAAAAGAGTGCCTTTTATCTCCAAAACGCCCACCGAATCGGCCCTTTTGCCGCTCGGATCGGCTTGAATAAGTGCAATACCGGGCGCATTTTCGGCTTTTCCTGCTGAAACTAGCTCACGATTTGATTCAATTGCCGCGCGAATTTTCTGCAACCATTCTTTATCTATGCAGAATGCGCCGCCTTTATAAAGATCCGCTTCGTTAATCTTGCACTCGCTCATTGCTATCCATGCTCCTTTCGCTTTCGCCTGAAACCTTACCATCAATTGACATATTTAGCGGGATCATTCTTTCGTTTCCTCCCTTAATCGGCGGAAAGTCTTCAAGGGCGCGGGCTTCATTGGGTGTCATTAATGAAGTGAATACCATCGTGCGGTAATACTCCGCCCGAGATTTAGCATCCCCGCGAAGCAATCCATTTGTATTGAACTTAACGTAAAGATCCTCCCCACCATCAAAAAATTTGCGATCGATCTCTTGTTCCCATCGTAAAATCCAGGGCATCAAAGTGTCATTTACAAATTCAATATTGAATTGCTCAAGTGAATTGTACCCGGTTGCCTTTGATGTTTCTTGGATCTTATGTAAAGGCATGCGATAAAACCGCGCAATTTCTTGAATCTGAAAAATCTTACTTTCAAGCATTTGCGAATCCATCGGCGTTGCGCTTGATGGCGTAAACTTTGATGATTCATATAAAAACTTGAAGCGATGCGCATTATCTAGCCCTTCGTTTAAGATCCTATAATGCGTTTGAAGATTTGTTATTTGTTCTTCCTTAAAAGAATCTGGCACGGTTACATACCCATCAAGCCCCGCGCCGTTCCTAAAAAAACTAGCTGAATATTCGCCAAGCGCATGCTCAAGCCCAAGAACGTGGATCATATAATCCAACATCGGATAGCCCCGCACGCCGTCAAATCCAACGCCCGGGATATGAAGAACACGATCCTTTGTGAGTGTTACCTTTTCGCTGTTTGAAAGAGTAATTTCGTAAATGACATCTAGCATTCCCTTACGATCGACCGCTACCGGCTTCACGCGATCGGGCGGCAAAGGCCACAAGGCGATCACATCTCCCACCCCATTGTATTGGATCTCTGCGTATCCGCCGCCGGCGTCAAAAACGTGGCGCTGAAGCATTTCAAAAAATAAAAAACTTGAAAGCATCGGATTTGCCGACCGCTTTAAGACTTGAAGCGAGGGGTGACCACTTACACTTTCACGCCCCTCTTCTTTCTTTCGAAACATATCACGCGGTAATATTGCGAGCGATTCAGAAATTGCACGTTTGCAAGCGAAGTTTGCCGATGAACAAGAGGCCGATCGATCCGAAACCTCTACACCGGATCGCGCATTTTGCCCGCCCCACCATGAATGCATAGCGCTATAGGGGATCCAATCTTTAGAAATCGCGCTTGCTGCGCTTGCCCCAACTGACAAAGCGCGTGTAAAAATGCCCAATTACTTCCCCTTAGAACGTGGTTTATCAGAAAAAAAGGCGAGGATCGAAAACAAAAGCAACAAAGCCCCAACCGTAATAAACCCGGCTGGCGGAAAGATCAGATATGCACCATATCCAATAATCAAAATTGAAACAAAGATCAGGGCCTCAATTAGCATTTGCATTCTTTACACCTTCAAGCTCCTTTATAACCTTAAACCCTGCATTCGAATAGGGCGAAAATTTCTTTTCAATTCCCATGGTTCCAAGCTCCGCTTGATTGTATCCCATCACAAAAGCAATGATCGGATCAATTTTGTCTTTAGATTTACCTTTGTGAAGCATCATATTGTTTTGCGCATTGTTCACTTCTGGTACTGCATTTGAGGCCGACCACCCCGCTACCGGGTTCCCGTTGTGTTCAATTCGGTGCTTTCGTAGCGCTACCGTCAACGATTTGGTCGGCTCGCTCATTCCCACCATTGATTGATTAAAGGGAAAAAGCTCAATATGGGGTAAAGTTTTTTGAATTTCTTGCACGATCCATGCCGCCGAATTTCGATCATAAGCCATTTGTTTTATTTGAAATAGTTCTGAATCGGCCTTTAGTGTATCGTAAATTGTTTGATGATCGATCGAGTCTCCCGGGGTGAGTGTAATATACCCCTGTTCCCACCATGTTCTCAATTGTCCGGTATCGTCCTTTCTGACTCTTTCGGCGAAAGTATCTTCAGGGCAAAAAATTCGCCATATAACGCGAAACTTTTTTATGAAATCGTTTTCTACTTGTGCCACATATGGGAATACGTGCGAAACGGCTGTAAAGTCATGCACGCTTGAAAGATCTAGCCCCGTATAACAAAGCTGGCCCCGTAGTTCTTCTTCGGTGAAGCCCGATCCGTTATTTGAATTCCATACCCCGGAAGCTAACCAAGGATTATCAGAGTCGATCCAAACGCCTAAGCGATAGCGAAAAAATGCGGCTTTTTCTGTCGGATCGTTTTCTACGGCTGCAACGTCTGATTCGAAATCTTCCTTTTTTAGAATAAAACCATACGCCGGATTAGCTTCTTTCCAACATTCTTCAGTCTTCCAATAATTCGGATCTGTTTTTATCTTTTCTTCGTTTGCTCCGTATATGCAAGCATACATTGCTAGATCGTCCGAGATCCCATCTATGATCCTTTTTGCGGCCGTGCGTTGCTGATAGCAAAGCGAATGCCGATCGTCTCCGGCTGTGGTGATAACTAGCGGGCAAAACGGTTGATCGCGCGCTATTCCTGCATATCGGATCTTTCTCCAAAAATCATGCGCGCCGGCCCCTTTCCATTCGTGAAGCTCATCGACTAAAATGCAATGCGCATTTGGCCCGTCTTTCGATCCAACGTCACTTGACCATGCCGTAAACCACGAAGAGAAATCCCCACTTGGTAAAATTCTTTTTGTCGATCTAATTAAATCGAATTCTTCGGATAAGCTCGGATCCGCTTCCACAATATCGGCGGCAATGTTCCAAAGAATTGCGGCCTGTTCTTTTGCGTTTGCACAATTGTAAACTTCACTAGATCTTTCGCCGTCCGCTTTAAGCATGTAAAGGCCGATGGCTGCGAAAAGCGTTGTTTTTGAGTTCTTTTTTGGGATCTCAATGTATCCCCGGCGAAACCTGCGCAATCCATCGGGCTTGATCCAACCAAATAAAGATCCCGTGACAAGCTCGTGCCACGGGAGCAACTGCATAGGCTTGCCCGCCCACTGATTTCCCTTTGTTAGTTTTACCGAATTTTCAACGAAGAATCGAAAGTCGTCAAAGCGATCCCAAATAAATCTATGCCCGAGCAATAGCGCTTTTTCGTCTGCGGCGGTTCGAATAAATTGTGACCATCCTTCCGCTTGCGCTTGTCGCTTCAAGCCCTCAAGCTTCGAGATCTCCACAAATTACCCTACCATTTTTAGACCGCGTTCTTCGCGCGCGCGTTTCTGCGCTTCTTTAAATTCTTCTTTTTCGCGTTCTTTTGGATCTTTCCAACCATAGGCCCCGGGGAAGGTTCCCTTTTCAAATTTTATTTTTGTACGCGCCGCCGGCGTAAGTCCGAACTGTAAAGAGTATTTAAAGATTTCCGCGCCGCATTCTTTGATAACGTTTAAAAGCGGGTTTTTCATCTTTCCGCCGTGAAGTGTTTCAATCACTAAACTTTCGTTTCGCATTTCTATTTCGGCTTCGGCAAGTCGTGCAACCGCCGTGCAAAAAAACCCGAATGGTTCCCCGTCCGCTTCTGTCAATAATTTATTGCGTACCAAAACCGGAGAAATGCGATCCCATTCGATCCCCGCTTTCTCTGATAACCATGAGGGCTTCGGCGGTTCTACAAAATTTGGTTGAGACTGTACGGAAAGATCTAAGGATCTATGGCCGGGGTTTCCCATGGCTATCGTTTGTTGTGTAGGGCGCGGCGGTGCTGGCATAATACTAATGAAAATAAGGGTTTGCCCCACTTCTTGCAAGAATATTTCTTTGAAAAACCTATCAATATGAGCAACTACATGAATTTAGGGCGTTTTTTTAGGAAGTGAGGGCGTTCACGGAAGCGAGCCT